TCATCATCAAAAGGAACAATTTCTTCATTCTCAATCATCTTCTTGAAAACATCAGACATTCCTTCAATTCTTTTTCTTCCTTTAGCAGTAGATTTTTCATCTTCATCTTCTGCTAATTCCATACCTTCATTTAGTATGTCATCTATTTCATCTTTAGTTGCTTCAGGAGCTGCCTTAACTTCTTCAGTAGTTTCTTCTATTTTTTCTTCAACTTTAGTTTCTTCAGCTACTACTTCTTCTGCAGGTGTATCATCAGGTGTAGGATCTAAAAATCCTAAGTCTACCTTATCACCTCTTGAGAAAATGTTTGGTTTTTTTTCATCTTCACTAGGTAGGGTTATAGATCCAGCACTTGGAGCTCCATTAAAGATCTCATCTAAGTTAACATCTATCTCCTCTACGTTTGTTGTTTCCATGTTTGATTCTGACATAATTTATTTGGTTTTTTTATTAATTGAACAATTGGTTTTGTTATTTACATATATAATATAAGAAATGTTATTGTATATAGAAAGAGTAAACCTTAAAAATTTGAGAAGGTTAGTGTTTTTTTTGGTAGTATATAGCTATGATTACTTTTTATTGTCCTTTTTAGGAGCTTTTACATCATATTTGTTTTTATTCTCCCGTGCTATTGCAAGATTTTTATTAGCTATTTCACGTTGAGTGTTAAGCTTTTCTCTTTCAAGATTCATTTTTGATTTAACATTAGAGTTATCAACAGAAGCTTGTTCTTTTTTAAAGTTCATTTGCTCTCTATATTCATCTCTTTTACGTATATCTTGCATTGCATCTTTAAAGTCACTCTCTTTATTTTCATTAATATCAGATTGTGCACCATATCCAGCAGATCTAATTTCAGCTACAGTAATATCTTTTTGTCTTTCTGCATCTGATTCTGCTTGATCAAACTGTCTTTGTGTATCAGCTTCTTGTTTTTGAGCTTGTAACTGTTGCTCTTGCATTTGCTGTTGTTGTTGCATGTCTTGTTCTTTCTGAGCTTGTTGTTTTGTTTCAGCATCTTTAAGTATTGAAGAAACTTCAGCAATAGAGTTAGATTTAAGAACATTACCTAGATCATAAATAGACGCACCTGTTGTATTATTTTGTAGAGCCATTTGTTTTAACTGCTCTAAAGTCTCTCTATGATTTGTTTTTGTTGTAGCAAATACATTAAAATCTCTTAGCAATAACTTTTTACCATTGATGGTAAAATTAACTTTTTCATCTTCTGTTGTTATATAAGATAATCTTACAGAAGGTTTAGTACTATGATAATATTGTGCTAAGTCTGTTCTCATTTGATGTACACGTGGCATTAAATGATCAGAGTGTTCTGTAAAATAAGTTTCTGTTTGTGCATATGATTGATTCATTGCTTGTGTAACACCAGTAGCAGTTTGTTGTGCAATAGGTGTACCCATTCTTTGTTGATTAATACCTATAGCTTCAAATGCTTGTTGTTTAAAATGATTAGCTAATTGTATTCTAGACATTAATCTATTAGTTTGTTCTAAGTTTAATGTTTGATAATGATTAAAGTTTACAGCATTTTCTGTATTAGTGATAGATGTATCTAAAGGCATCATACCAAAATCTTTCATTGCTACGTATGCTTTTTCTAAATTGTTTTTACCCCAGTCTTCTCCCATTGAGTGACGTGGTAATGCATTTTGATCAAACATGATAACAGTACCTAACTCATCTACCAGAATATCTGCTATTTGATTATTTACCATATTGTATCCTACTTGATATGGTTTCATTAAATCAACTAAAGAAGTTGATCTAGTATTTCTATCAGAAAAGACTCTACCCTCAATTGGTAACTTACATCCATATAGAGAATCATCTCCTTTAAATTGATATTTTACTTTACCAGGTTTTTTACTATCTATACCTAGATACATAGGGTCTACATCATTATCTTCAGATCTCCAAGCAGCAGGAGCATTAGGTCCTATTTTAACTCCTCCCCATACTTCATTAATCCAAAACCAATCAATATGTTCTCCTTCAATGAGATTGTCTCTTGTTTTATCTTTAAATAGCATAGTATTATATACAGGTTTATCATTAACTATATAAGACTCATCTATTATTTTTTGTATAAGCTCTCCAGTATCATCAATTCTTGTTACATGACCTATCTTTCTTTGACTTTTCCAATATACTGTTGTAACTCTCATCATATCTGAATCTCCCCAGTCAGATATATCTCCACCTTCATTTAATATCCAATTCACTACATCACCTTCTACTTTAGGATCATTCCCATAGTTACTCATCAGTTTTCTATAATCTAAACCAGGAGCTTCTGTATTCCATTTGTGAGATCTGCTTGCATCATAATAAGATCCATCATTTTGCATACCATTAATTAAATACTTTGAGTTTGTAGCAGGATGTATATTTTGCATTGATCTTAATTGTTCTTCATCCATTAGGTAACCATACTTGTCAATAACATCAGCAACGGTCATCATATCACATTTACCAGCAAAGTTTGAGTCTGATATATATCTTGAATCAGGTGACTTTTGATAGAATGTTAAAACAGGATTCCATAATTCTAAATCATAATCATCCTCCATCATTTTAAAATGCCAAAACTCTCTATCTGCAATAAGCATATCTTTAAATGCTCTTTCTTCTAACTCTTGCATTTTAAATCTTTCTTCATCTACATTTAATTGATGAGTAGCCCATTCTTCAATCAAACTCCTATAACTTTTACTAAAAAAACCTTCTATTTCTGGAAGTGATTTTAGGTTCTCAGTTGATAATTGCTCTTGAACTTCTTCTGATTCAGGATCTGCTCCTTGATTTATCATTTCAATCATCAACTTATTGTGAGCATCAGTTAAGAGATTTTCTTCTATCATTGCTCTCTTTTGTTCTAACATCTCATTGTATGATGTATCATCTACAGCTCTAAATTGAACCTTAGTATATCTTTTACTAAATTCTCCTGAGAGAACGTTTACTACATTAGGTATAATAGGATAGAATTTTAATTCTAAAGCTGACTCATCTTCTTTTGTTAATACATCCATTAAGTCAGACATATCATTATCTTCTTCAATAATGTAATCTGATTTATCAATTATACCTTTAGCTAGTTTATAATTTTTAAGTAATCTTCTTGAATTCTTTTTTAGTTGATCCATACCCTTTGTTTCTAACCAATCTAAATTCCATGCAGCCCAATCATCATCTTTCTTTTTAGCAGATATGAATTGTAATGGTTGTGTTAGCGAAGCACTAACTGGACCCTTATCAACTTTAGCTCCTTTCTTTAATTGTAATGCGTTATATACTTTCATGGTATTCTATATGGGTTATTTCTTTACACTCTTCTGTGTAAATGTAGACAACATCAGTTATATAAGGATCAGTGCAGCTTAGTGTATATTCAAACATTATTTTATATTTTTAAAAGGATTTCTATTTTTTCTCTTATGTAACCTGCCATTCTTATTACCAATGTTTCTAAAAGGGTTCTTATTTAATTTACCAAAATTCTGTGAAATATCCAAAGGTTCTAGTGATTTATCTCTCTCTTTACGTTTAACATAGCCTCTATTTGCCTGTTGCATCTTAGCAAAAGCCACAAGAGCTGCAAATGCAACCAGTCTATCCACGTTTAATCCAGGAAAATATTGTAACATTTCTGTCAGTAACATTTTATCTGGTATTCTTTCTACACCATAAGTTTTCTTAAATACATTACCATTCTCATCTGTTTCTTCATCTATTGCTTCTCTTATAAATTCAATAGCATAGGATATTAAATGACTCTTAAATAGTAGACCCGTATTCTTCCATCCGTATTCTTGAAAAACATTTTTATTTGATCCAAGATCTTTTAAGAAAACAATTTGAGCTTTTGGTACTAAATATTTTTGTTTTCTTTTAGCAATCATGTATTGAATAAACAAAGATATATTATTCTCAACTAATGTCCAAGCATTATACCATTCTATAATTAATTGTAATTGTTTATGTGTATCATTAATATCATCATATCTTCCACACCAAGAGGCAACAATTTTATCTCCCTCAACAAAAGTTTCTAATCCTTCAGGTGTTTCTTTTGTAACTTCTACTGGGTTTTTATAAACAAACATACTACATAAAGAATCTGATGTTGTTGTTTTACCTTCTGACACAGGATCAATAGAAGCATAGTACATTCCAAATGCAGGTTTTGGTACAGGTCT